GGTGAACGCGAGACCCCTATCAATTTCTGCGAGTAATGCTTTCATCAAATAATTTATGCCTAACCAAATACAATTCCTCGTCGACCAGTTCGGCCTGGCAAACACCGCATGGTTTATCCGGCTGATGAAAAGCGGCACCACACCGGAGCAGATTGTCGGTTCCCTGGTGCCCAGCAACTACGACAGCCGAAGGGACGGCGTGTTCCGAGCCCTACAATTCGCAGGCAACCTGCCTGACTCGATGATGCCCCAGGAGATCAAGGACGCCTTGCAGCCATGACACAAAAGGAATACGGCGACCGCATCGGTATAAGCCAGCCGCGGGTCGCACAGCTTATATCTCAGGGGATGCCCATGGACTCGCCCGAGTCGGCCGACCTCTGGCGATCTCAACACGTTAGGTCACGAGCCAAGTCTATTCCTAAACAGAAGAACGTACCGGACCCCACCGCAATCGAACAGGAAGGCCCCTACAGGCCTATTGAAGCAGAGACCCCTCTCAACACCGCAACAGCCGCCACCGACTCGCCTGAGGGCGCTTACGAAAGGCAGCGGCAAATCGAGCGTGCGGCCTATGACCTAGCTGTCGATGCCCTCCGCGGTGGTCGAGCCGACGCCGGCCGGCTGGTCGCCATCCATGCCGCGGCAGCCAAGAACCTCACAAGCGCCAGGGACGAGGTGATCACCCAGGCCGAGAAGGAACGGCGCCTGGTCTCCGGCGACTGGGTCCGCCGGGTGATGCAGGAGCACGACGGCGCCGTGGCCTCGCTGATCAAGAGCATGCCGAAACAACTATCCGGCCGGATATCACCGCACGACCCCGAGCACGCCGAGCGCGAGCTGACCCGATGGGTCCAGGAGGTGGCGCTCAAAACACTACACAACACCGACCCATGGAAATGACCTACCAGCTACACCTGGGCGACTGCCTCGATGTTCTGGCGACTCTACCGGACAACTCGGTCGACAGCATCGTGACCGACCCACCTTACGGCCTGTCCTTCATGGGCAAGAAATGGGATTACGACGTGCCGAGCGTGGCTATCTGGGAGCAGTGTCTACGGGTGCTGAAGCCGGGAGGCCACCTACTGGCCTTCTCCGGCACCAGGACGCAGCACAGGATGGCGTGCAGGATCGAGGACGCCGGCTTCGAGATTCGAGACATCATCGCCTGGGTGTATGGGTCGGGATTCCCGAAGTCGCTGGATGTTAGCAAGGCGATTGACAAGGCGGCCGGTTTTGAACGGGAGGTGGTTGCAAACCAGCACCGCGCCGCAACTGGGAGAGGACATCAAGGACAAGGTGGTTACGCGTATGGTGAAACATTTAACATCACCGCCCCCGCCACCCCCGAGGCCCAGCGGTGGTCCGGTTGGGGAACCGCCCTAAAGCCGGCCCTAGAGCCGATCACCATGGCCCGAAAGCCATTTTCCAGCACCGTGGCCGCCAATGTGATCCAGTACGGCACCGGCGCCATCAATGTCGATGGGTGCAGGGTGGGAGATGAAGTGACAACCAGCATTCTTCACGGGAAATCATCCGATGCCTTTGGAATAGGTCAAAAGCGACCCACATCTGGAACAAAAGAAAACCCTCCCGGCCGCTGGCCTGCCAACATCATTCACGACGGCAGCAACGAGGCGGCCATGTCGCTAAAGTCCGGCGCCCGGTTCTTCTACACAGCCAAGGCTGCAAAGGATGACCGAAACGATGGGTGTGACGCCTTTGACCAACGACCGGCTGGCGGAATGCAGGGACGAAACGACGGCAGCCTTGGAACCATTACTCTCTCAAAGAATCATCACCCCACCGTCAAACCCACCATGCTAATGGCCTACCTCTGCCGCCTGATAACTCAACCAGGCGGAACCATCCTCGATCCCTTTATGGGATCCGGCTCAACCGGCAAGGCTGCAACCATCAACGGCTTCCGGTTCATCGGCATCGAACGCGACCCTGAATACCACAAGATCTCCGAGGCCAGGATCTCCAACCAACACGAAGGGCGCTTATTTTGAACCTAACCGACCTCCAGCGCTCACTCCTGGACTACCGACGCAATCTCTACCGGCCGACACCGATGCAGACCGTGGTCGACTGGGCCGAGGCATCGCTCCGGCTGACCCAACGGCAGACCGAGCACCCCGGGCCCTTCTCAACCTCGGTACGGCCGTATACCCGGGAGCCCATGGAATGTTGGAAAGACCCTACGGTCTACGAGGTGACCCTCTGCTGGGGCAGCCAAACCAGCAAAACGACCACCCTGATGGCCGGCCTGGCCTGGCTAATCGCCAACGAGCCGAGCCCGGCCTTGTGGCTGATGCCCACCGAGAGCCTTGCCAGGTCATTCTCGAAGAGCCGCTGGCTGCCCATGCTCGAGGACAGCCCGGCCATGCTCGAGTGTTACCCGGCCGAGGCCGACAAGATTACGAATTTGGAACAAAACTTCACCAGGTCGACCCTGACTTTCGTAGGATCCAACAGCCCGGCCAACCTAGCCAGCCGCCCGGTTCGGGTGCTCATTGCCGACGAGGTGGACAAGTTCGCCGAGGCTACAGCCCGGGAGGCTGACGCCCTGGACCTGGCCGAGCAGAGACTCAAGAGCTTCTCCAGCTCCAAGGCCTTTATGACCAGCACACCGACGGTTGTCGAAGGCCGGATCTGGCAGCGATTCCTCCGCGGGGACCAGCGCCGCTACTACCTGCCCTGCCCACACTGCCGGGAGTATATCAAATTGGAATGGCGCCAGGTGACCTGGGACGACGCCAAGGCCGAGGACGGCAAACACGACCTGGCCAAGATCCGAGCCTCGGCTCACTACGTCTGCCAATTATGCCAGGGCAAAATTACCGACTCTCACAAGGTGGCAGCCCTACGACATGGCCAATGGCGCCCAGAGAATCCCAACGCCATGCCTGGTGTGCGTTCGTACCACCTCAGCAGCCTCTATAGCCCCGACCGTAAATGTACCTGGGGATATCTGGCTGTCTCGTTCCTCGAGGCCAAGGCATCGATGGCCGGCCTCCAAGGCTTCATCAACGGCAACCTGGCCGAGCCCTGGGAGCAGCAGGACGTGCAGCAGGAGCGCACCGAGACCGCGGCCACCGTGACCGTCGATGGCGGCCGGCGCTACCTGACCGCCGACGTTCAGGCCGTGGCGCCCTTCCTCTGGTGGGTGTGCAGGGAATGGAAGGACGGTAACTCTACCCTGATTGCTGCCGGCCATGCCGATGACTTCGCAGCCCTCCGCCGGGTGCAGGTGGCCCTCGAGGTCCATGACATGGATGTCGGCATCGACTCAGGCTTCAACACGCAGACGGTTTACGACGCCTGTGCCTCCTATTCCTCGGTGACATCCAACCCGATCAACTTCCCGTGCGGTCTCCGATACCCACCGGAAGGCGGCCTCCGCAAGCCCATGGTGATCGGCTGGATGCCACTTAAAGGCCGAGAGACCGGCGCCCGGTTCACGGCAGCCACCGGGGCGGTGCATCCTTTCGGCCTGTCGACATCTTCCTCGATGAGGACCGACGTGGTGCAGCCCCTCCTGGTGTTCGACACCGAGCACCTCCGAGATATGCTCTCCAGGCTAAGGAAGGGCGACATCGACCGGGAATGGGGCGTCCATCAGGATCCGCCCAGCGTCCAGGCCGAAGGTGCCTACATCGCCGAGCCCGACCTCTACTGGCGTCACCTGGACTCTCACGTCCTACGCCCCCAAGCCAACCGAGCCGGCCGCATCAAGCACGTCTGGGTTAAACGGAACCAAAAGTGGCCCGACCATCTTCACGACTGCGAAATCATGCAGCTCGCCATGGTGATGCTCTGGAATGATCTTGTTACGTCAAGCGAGTCAATAGCCAGCTAACCTATTGAAGTCACCCTGGGATCGGTGAAGATCCGCCCGAGGTGTTCACGTTTACCGTAGCCATCAAGCGAGCCTATCTCCGTAGTGTCTATGCGACACTGGGTGGTGTGACGCTTCTGGCCGCCTTGGCTGCTAAGTCTATCGCCGCGGCCACAGTGATCGAGTCCGGCCAGGTGGTCCGGTCGACATCATCCTCCGATGTTTCGGTCGAGTTCGCCGAGCCCGGCAAAGGTGCCCCCACACCATCCGAGATGGTCGAGATGTGGGAAAGCCTGGTCGACGACTACGACCTGGCCGTCTATTACCTCAACCAGGACGGTATCGCCAGCCCCACCGACGCCCAGATCTACACCAAGATGGTGGGCGTGGTTCTGGTTGCAGCCACCAGTTTCGGAGGCGACTTCTCTAACTTCCGCCGTGAGGCGTCCTACCGGATGGGCATGAGCTGATGGGATTCCTCGACACCATCCTGAGCAAGTTCCGGTCGGCGCCTGTCGACCGCTACGAAGGCGCGTCTAACTCGATCCGCCGGTCCTTCCTGGACACCAGCTACACCTCGGTGCGGTTCGATGTGACTGCCTCTACCCGGCAGCAGATCGTCCGAAAGTCCCGATTCTTCGAGCAGAACAACGCGGTGATGAATCGCCTCGGTGACCTGTTTGAGAACTACACCGTCGGCAGCAACTTCTCGGTGCAGCCGGCTTCCTCGAATCCCGACTGGAATCTCCGAGCTAAGAAATGGTGGGACACCTGGAGCCGCTACCCTGACATCGGATCCCGGCAGTCTTTCGGCACCCTGATGTCGCTGGCAGCCCGTGGCTGGTTTTATGACGGTGAATCCTTTATCCTCCTGACCAAGGGCGAGACCGGCCGGCCCCGCCTGCAGCTAATTGAGCCGCAGCAGGTCTCCACTCCCGCTGGCCAGGAGGGCCTTCCCGATGTGTTCGATGGCGTCCGGTTCGACCCCAAGACAGGTCGGGCCATCTCCTTCTATTGCGGCCAGGAGCAGCAGCAGGGACAGCTCACCGACATCCGGTCCATTTCTTCCGACTCGGTGGTCCACATTTACGAGGCCCAGCGTGCCGGCCAGCTCCGCGGACTGCCTTTTGTGGCTTGTGTGATCAACGACCTTCACGACCTGGACGATCTCCAGAAGCTCGAGATGGAAAGCTGCAAGCTCGCCTCCAGCGTAGCCCAGGTGATCAAGACGAGCTCCGGTGAGGTCCAGGCCACCAGCCTCCGATCCGGTGTTGCTGGATCCCAGGGCACCGCCCAGAACTACTACGAGAACATCTTCGGCGCCTCGGTCAAGGTCATGAAGACTGGCGACGAGTTCGAGCAGTTTAGCGCTGACCGCCCGAATGTTAATATGCGTGAGTACTGGCGGAGCCTGACCGAGAAGGTCTGTGCCGGCGTCGGTATTCCTTACGTCCTAGTGTTTCCAGAATCGATGCAGGGCACCGTCTACCGGGGCTCACTCGATATGTCATCGGTGTGGTTCCGCAGCCGTCACCAGGTGATGGCCTCGGCCGCCCGACGTATCTGGGAATACGTCATGGAGTACGCCATCCGCACCGACCCAACTCTCAGGGACAGCCCTGACGACTGGTACGAGGTCGCCATCCAGGCGCCCCGGGCTCCAAACGTCGACGTCGGCCGCAACTCAGCCGCCCAGCTAAACGAGCTTGGTGCCGGCATTACGACCTATGACGAGATCTACGGCGCCCGAGGCATCGACTGGCGATCCGCCCTGGAGGCCAAGGCTCAACAGGCCCGGTACATCCAAGACCTGGCTGTTAAGTACGGCCTCGATGTCTCACAGATCTCGACCGCTCAGAAGCAACCGATAGCACCGGAGCCAGCCGCGGCCGCTCTAGAGCAGCCCCCTTCAGAAGAAATGCCCGAGCCGATCCCGGCCGAGCCCATCGAAGAGGTGGTTGCGGTGCTCGAGCCTAAGAAGCGGAAAACCAGAGCCAAGAAAACCCAATGACCAAAGTAACCAACTGGCTTTCCTACAGCCCCCGAGCCTCAGTCCATGAGCCGGCGGTGCTCCAGATTTTCGACCAGATCGGTGAAGACTGGTTCGGTGGCTCCGGCATTTCTGCTAAGGCATTCTCCGATGCTCTCCAGTCTGTAGGCCCCGGCCCCCTGGTGGTCGAGATCAACAGCCCAGGTGGCAACGTCTGGGACGGCCTGGCCATCTACAATATGCTCAGAGGCCGGCAGGCGCCGGTGACAACCCGGGTGGTCGGCATCGCCGCATCGATTGCGTCAATTATAGCCCTGGCAGGTGACAGCATCGAGATGGCCGAGGCCTCGCTGTTCATGATCCATGACCCGTCTGGAATGGTGGCAGGCACCTCAGACGATATGCGGAAGATGGCCAACGCCCTCGACCAGCACGCGGAGATCCTGGCCGGCATCTACACCAAGCGCACCGGCAAGACCTCAGCTCAGATCCGCGCGGCAATGACCGCGGAAACATGGTTCACCGCCCAGGAGGCCATCCAGTTCGGTCTGGCCGACAAGACCACTGAGCAGCTCGCCATGGCCGCCTGCTGGCATCCTCGGGCTGTCACCAAGACCGCCCCCGAGACCGTCCGAAGTAACCTCCGGCGCGGCCTCGAGCAGTATGCCGAAGGCCTGGCCGGTGATGGCCTCGAGAAGCAAACCGTCCTGGACGCCGAGGCCCTGGTGGCCGGTGAGGCGCCCACCGAGGACAAGGTTAGAACAGCCAACGCCTGGTGGGGACGCAACGAGCGCTTCCTCGAGGCCGAAGCCAACACGCCGGCTGACGTGGCTGCCAACCTCTGGGGAGGTGCCGCCGGCCGTGACTGGTTCAAAGCGCTTTATGCCCAGCTCGAAGTCGAGGAGGGCGAAACCACAGACAAAACACTTTCGACCGGCAGCACTAACGCTGCCGACGATGGCGCGACAACCGCGCCGACATCACAGCAGACACCACACAACATGACTGATTCCAACACCGTGGTGGCGGCCGCTCCTAGTGCGCCGACCGCCCTCGACATCGACGCCATCGTCGCCAAGGCCGTGGCCGCTGCCATCAGCGCCAAGACCATCACCGCCGCCCCTGCACCGGAGCCCGTCGCCCCGGTTCGCATCGAGAACCTCGGCAATGCACTGCTCGAGAAGCACAAGGGCTTTCAGGCCGGAAATGACCGCCGCAAGTTCTTGGTAGCCAACCACTCCGAGCTGTTGCGCCAGAGCGCCATCCACGCCCCCCAGAACGCCAACACGTTCGCCTCGGGCCTGGTTGTCGATTATCTCGCCGACGCAGTGATCACCGTGGCCGCCACTCGTTTGGCCCTGGTCTCCGCTTTCAGCCGCAACGTCGGCCTGGACAACCTCCGGCCCCGCGCCTCGGTTCAGGTCAAGAAGTACACCACCGGCACCGCTGCCCAGACCAACCCGACGTCGTGGGAAACCAACAACGATTCGACGCTGGCCGCCACCGCGGTCACCGTAAACCAGATCTCGAAGAACTTCACGGTCAGCCAACAGGAGCTTAACCAGGGCTTTATGCTGTCCGACCTGGCTGCCGGTTCTGCCGACCTGTTTGCCTACGGCATCAGCGACGTGCTGACCGCCCTGATGGTCTCGGGCAACTACGGCACCGCAGTTACTATCGGCACCGCGGCCAACTTCGACACCTCGGATCTGCCTGCGATCCTCGCCCTGGCGAAGAACTACCGCAGCAAGAACCTCATCCTGGACGGTGGCCATATCGCTCGCCTCCAGTTCTCGGCTGCCACAAGCACCTTCCCTGACAGCCGCCTAGAGCTGCTGGCGAACGGCCGGTTCGGCTTCGACGTGGTCGCCGAGAACAACCGCTGGACCTCTGCCGAGACCAACACCGCCGGCTTCGTCTGCGGCCCTGATGCCATCGCCATCGCCTCCGGCCTCCCGGTCGGCATGATCGCCGGTGAGTTCCTCGAGCAACGCGCTGTCACCACCGCCAACGGCCTGAGCTGCCTGCTCTCCGTCTGGTACAGCCGCGCTTCCCGCGCTCACATGGCGTCCTACGACATCATGTTCGGTGCCGCGGCCGCGGACACGACCCAGGCCGAAGTTCTGGTCACCGCTTAAGGCTACCCATGAGAATCGCCACAACCATCTCGGTGGACCGAAACGACAAGGCTAAGATTGTCGCCGGCCCCGAAGTCGATGCGTCACTCCAGCGCACCGCCTTCAACACCGCGACTATTCCCGAGGGAGGCAAACTGATCCTGTGGATACAGGGCAGTCTGGCACCGAAGATTCGTAAGGGTTAACAAACCAAAACTGGGGAGGTCGCTGGATACGCTGGTGACCTCCCCTTAAACCGAAACACAATTTTATGGCCGTCCAAGCAGACATTTCGACTGAGTATTCAATGGGACGCGAAGGTTTCGCGCTCATTACCAGCACCGCCGCTCAGACCGGCAACTGGGCTGGCTTGATTCCTACTGAGCCGACGGTGTTTACGTCGATCACCGGCTTTCAGATCAGCGGCACTTGGACCTCAAAGACCATCCCGGCTGGGTTTCCGCTGGTGGGCAATATCACCGGCTTTCAAATCTCTTCCGGCAGCGTGGTGGCCTTCCTTGCCCGCAGCTAAATGATCGCAAACGGCATAGCACTGAATAGGTTATTCCCGGGTCAAGCCGGTGGCACCGACCTGCCTGTGCTGCGCCGTGACCTTCTCCAGGAGGACGAGTTCTTCATCCTGCAGGAGGACGGCATCGGAAAAATCGTAATCACGTTCGGCACCTTTGATTCCTTACTGAGAGAGGACGCTGGTTTTCTCTTTCGGGAGGACGACGGAAAACTTCAAATTCAATCAAACTGACCCATGGCAGACTCAAAGATTACAGCACTAACAGCCTTAACGGCTGCTGATCCAGTCAACGATATGTTTCCGGTGGTCGATGTATCTGATACGTCGATGGCCGCATCTGGTACAACCAAACGTATCAGCGTCAACAATCTGCTCTCATCCTCTCCAACCGCGAGTGGAGCACTGACTGTCACCGGACTCGTTACCGCTGGCTCCGCCACCATCACCGGCAATCTGACGGCAAGCTCGAACATTTATGTTCCAGCGAATGTTTCTCTTAAGATTGGTCCTGTTGGATCGACTTGGGGTGGTTTGAGGTTTGACTCCACAAATCAAGCATTTTTGGATTCGGACATTGGAATTACCTTTCGTACTGGTGGAGCGAGTTCGTTCACAACTTCTTACCAAATCGGTGCCACCGGCATCTCCACTTGGTCCGTAGCTGGCTCCACCGCCATGACCCTGAACTCTACGGGGCTGGGCGTGGGGACGACCGACACGACGAATGGCCGGTTGAATATCCGAGCCGGAACTGCTGCGACTGGAAACTCCGCTTTCTTTTCGAACAATGACGGAACATATAATCCGTATCTACAGATACAGCACAGCTCCAGTGGCATTAAGCTGTACACCAATAGTTCGTTTGGTGGTGACGCTGGAAATCTTACGATTGGATGCGGCGGAGCGACAAACGCGTTAATTGTTAATAGCTCCGGCAACGTCGGCGTGGGGATTGCGCCGAGTGCGTGGTCTACTAGTGGAGGTTATATGGCGCTGCAAGTTGGTGGCGTCGGCATCTATGGTCGCAATGCTGCTGGTAATGAACTGGATTTAAGCAGTAACGGTTACTATTCGTCTGGTTGGAAGTACCTCACAACGGCATCCGCAACTAGATACTCGCAACAGGCTGGCGTACACGCTTGGCACATCGCTCCGTCCGGCACCGCTGACAACGCCATCACCTTCACTCAAGCAATGACCCTCGATGCGTCGGGAAATTTGCTGGTGGGTCTTACCACAGCCGGAACCACCGCTGCTAAGACTATCCAGATTGCCAACGGAACCGCTCCGACTGCTAACGTCACTGGCGGCCAACTCTACGTCGAAGCCGGTGCGCTGAAATTCCGTGGATCTTCTGGCACCATCACCACAATCGCAGCCGCTTAATTTAAACGACTATGCCTACCATCCTCTGGATCATCGAACGCCTTCTCGTTAAGCCCATCGAAGGCAGCAATCCCGATGTCGTAATCACCGCCGATTGGCGATGCAACGGCACTCAGGATCAATACAGCGGAACCTGCTACGGCTCCTGCTCGTTCCAACCGCCGTCTGGTGAGTTCACGCCATACGAGGATCTGACCGAAGCACAGGTCTTGAACTGGTGCTACGCCAATGGAGTCGATAAGACCGCCATCGAAGCGAACGTGACGCAGCAGATCAACGACCAGATCAATCCGCCGGTGATTGCTCCTCCGTTGCCGTGGGTGCCGGTGCCGCCTCCGGTTAAGGTTGCGGAGCCTGTGGTTAAGGTTGCGGAGCCTGTGGTGGTTGCCGATACTTCCGCCGCATGATCAAGATCGAACTCAGCACCGAGCAGGTGAATAGCCTCCTCCAACTCATCGACATTGCGGTTAAGGCTGGTGGCGTTGCTAACGCCCGTGCAGCCCTTCCGCTTGTTGACCTCATAGTCGCAGCCGCACAGCCTAAATCCGAGTAATGGAACCAACGAACAGCAGCACCAGCCCTGGACTATCCCTAGCAGCAGCGGCAGGTGCCACCGCTGCATCATTCCTGCCAATCCTAACCGATTGGGTGCGACTGGTGACCGCTGTGGTTGGTCTCTTGTGCGCCTGTTACGGAGCCTATAGGCTGTTCAAATCCAAATGAAAAACACGAAAACAACTCTCGCCGGTGTTGGTGCAATCCTTGTCGCTGTTGGTGGTGCCCTACGGGCTGCCTTCGATGGTGACGCCAGCACCAATATCGACATCGCCTCGACTATCGCAGCGGTGACCGCCGGCATTGGTCTTATAATGGCCAAGGACGCCGAGAAGACTCCTGTCGTTCCTCCGGTTTGAACTGGATCTATCAACTCGTGAAGGCTCTCTTGGATTTCCTCCGAGAGACGCCTGCACCAAAAGTAGAAGATGGAAATGCGCCAAAGCCTCTCAAGAACGATCTGGCTGCTCGTGTTGCCAATCTGCCTGGGCTGCCAGCAGACGAAGGTGGTCCTGGTGCCAAGCGGTGATCCGGTGATGCTGGCCGAGCCGGTGAAGGCCAGCGTCTATGCTTTCGATGCCGACAAGAAGCTGGTCGGGCCATCCCGGGTAACCCTCCCGGCCGGCTGGTACGTCCTACCCAAGAAATAAAACTATGGCCCAGCAAACGATCAACATCGGCACCATCGCCAACGACAACACCGGGGATACCCTCCGCGGCGCCGGCGAGAAGATAAACGACAACTTCGACGAGCTATATGCCGCCCTGCCGTTGGTTACACCGACGACCTGGGTGCCGACTCTCATCGACTCCGGCGGTGGCCGCACCTTCAGCATCACCACCAACACCGCCCGACACACTACCATCGGATGCGTGACCACATTTACTGCGGACGTCACCGTCAACTCGGTGAGCGGATCCGCCACGGGCAACCTCCGGCTGTCGCTGCCCGACCCCGTCACCTACGAGGCCGCCGCCGCGGTGTGGCTGACCAACGGAACCAACCAGGCCAAGACTGCAATCATCGCCAGGCTAATCGCCGGCACCAGCTACCTCGAGCTGTCGCATTTCGAGACAGGAGACGCCGATAGCCTAGCCCCCCATCTCCAGGCCACCAGCCGGCTCATAGTCTCCGGCACCTACTTCACTACCTGATGACCACCATCGGCTCGAGTCTCCAGCAGGGCATGGCGGTGCTCCAGCAGATGCTAGGGGCGCCGATGTTCATCTGGCAGGGGACGTCGATCCGGTGCATCCCGGCAGCGGTCAACGACGCCAACGTACCCATCTCCGGTGGCTTTCAAGACAATGTGAGCTCGAGGATCCTGGTCATGTTCAGCGACTGGAAGACCTGCGATTCGACGCTGGTCTCGATGGACTCGACACTCTACACGCTCGACCAGGGCACGACCTTTTCCCGGCTACTCAAGGAGGACGGCCTATTCATCCTCCAGGAGAACAGCGACCGCATCGCCCTGACCTTCTGCAAGCCTCGTCCGGTGGTCGGTAGGACGCTGGTCTACCAAGGCCGGACCCTCCGCATTCTGTCCTGCCGTGTGGATGCCTCCGGCGCCTACTACAACCTGGAACTGGGGGCGAAGACCAAGTGAGGCCTGTCGTCAACATGACGGTCGACTCGAGCAAGTTCGACGCTGCCATGAAGCAGTATCTGTTGAGCACCTCGCGCGATCTTCACAAGGCGATCAACAGCAGATTCTTTTACCTGATGGTCCGGCTGTTCGTCCTGGTGCCGCCCAAGAGCCCGGGCCAGGAGCGCCGCAGGATCGCCGACTACCTGGGGACGCCTGTCGGTGACATCAACCGCAAGAGCAAGAAGACCGGCAAGCGGATCGGTAAATCCCGAATCCTTCGCCGGGTGCACCTCATAGCTCAGTCGAAAGAAGCCAAGGGCGGTCGCCGCGGCCTCTATGGCGAAGAGATGAAGGCAGCAGCCTCGGCCCTGATGCGGAAGGCCATCGGGTCCGTCGGCTACCTCAGAAGCGGTGTGGTGAAGATGATCCGAGTCTACAACAAGGGATTCAGCCAGTTTCAGAGCGCCAAGTGGAAACCGCTGTCGAAGCCTCCCGGCTACAAGGCGCCGAAGCAGACCAACGCCGCCCTGGTCTCACTTGCTAACCAGTACGGCCTCCCCCAGGAGAACGTCGCCACGCACAAGGGCACCAAGGCCCGAGGCTATCAGGCTGTCCCAGGATTCAATCCAACGGCCTCGGTGGTAATGACTGCCGGTGTGGCCGACAATCAATACAACCGGGTTTCGCAAATCTATAACCAGGCCATGCAGAAGGCTTTCGACGACGAGACGACAGAGATGGTCAACCATATGACCGAGGCCCTCCTGGCTAACGGCAAGGTTCTCGAAGACAACGGAATCTCAATCAAATGAACGCCGTCGCCCTAAGAGCAGAGCTTGCAGTCGCAGACTATCTGGCGGCCGCCAACTGGTCGGCCTCCGGCGCCGGCACACCCACCTGCCTGACGTCCTACAGCCGCGGCCTCTACGACGATCCAGACGACCAGGACGTCATGCCCAACTTCCCGCGCCTGGTTGTCTCGACCAACTCGGCCAAGCCAATGCAGCGCACCGACCTAACCTGTGAGGTCGAGATCGCTGTCGAGCTTCAGCTATCGGCCGACGACACCGACGAGGCTGCTGTGCTGACCACCGTCCAGGTGCTCGACAACCTGATCCTGCCGCTCTTCGACGACACCGGGGCCTCTGCCCTCGATGCCGCAGCAAACGACGCCAGCGGCCCTTTTACGGCGCAATTCGCCGCACCTCTGGACTTTGGTGCATCCTCAATCTCTAATCGGTCCAGGACGTTCACCAGGACATTCACCCTCTACTGTTCCG